TGAACTTCCTCTTAAAACAAGAAACATTGTTCCACTGGATATGAATTTAATTCAGGTTTCTGAATATAAACATACCACAGAAAATTTCATTAAGTGGGCCGAAGAGAACCATAAACGGCAATTAGATGCAACACATATGGAAGTGCTGAAACAAATTGCATATTTAGGAAAACGAGATGCAGTGATTGAATGGATAAAAAACTTTTTGGAAACGGGTAAAAAATTAGTTGTTTTTGCATGGAATAAAGAAGTAATAAAGGACTTACATAATGTTTTTAAAAGAGTATCTGTAACATTACATGGAGAATCAACAAACAAAGAACGAAAAGAAAATATAGAAAAATTTCAAAATGATCCTTCTATAAAACTATTTATAGGGCAAATCATTGCAGCAGGAGTATCTATTACATTAACCGCAGCATCAGATGTCGCATTTATTCAATTTCCATACACAGCAGCAGATGTTTTACAAGCAGAAGATAGATGTTTAAGAATTGGACAGAATAATAAAGTTTTTATTTATTATCTTGTAGCAGTGAATACCATTGAAGAAAGAATTGCTTTATTGATCGAAAAGAAATTTAAAGTAGCAAATAAAATTATTGATGGGAATGATACAGAAATGTTTGATGGGCAAGATTTTATTTCACTCTTAACCGAAGAATTGCTTACAAGGAAATAAAATGAAAGAAATAAAAATAAATCTCAATTCTGAACGTGAGATTATTGTCAATCTCATCATGAATAAGGAATTTTGTACAAAAATTTTACCATTCATTCAACCAAAATATTTTAAATCTCCATATGCACGAAGCATTTATAAATGGGTAAAAGATTACTTCGAACATTATCAAGAACCACCCAAAGAAGCTATCAAAGACATTTTCTTACAATATAAAGAAGGATTAACCGAAGAAGAAATAAATTCCATTACTGAATTTTTGGTATCGCTATTCACACAAGATTTTGAATATGATATTAAAAACACTAATTTTTTGATTAAAACAGCAGAAAAATATATAAAATTACGGTCTCTAGAACTCTTAAAAAATGAATTGGAAGAAAGTATTATTTCAGGAAATCCATTAAAAGGTGAAGCAACTGTTGCAAATTATAAAAGAGTTGGAATACCTGAAAACAATGGAGTTGATATTTTAGAGAATAAGTCTTCTATTATAGAAGCATTTACTGAAGAAAATGAGCCCCTTTTTACATTTCCTGGGGCATTACGTACGGTTATTTCTCCTATTATGCGTGGGGACTTGTATGCATATATTGGTAAACCAAAAGGCCAAAAAACAAATGCTTTGCTATATACCGCTGAAATAGCCGCATTAAACGGTTGTAAAGTAGTCTTTTTTTCGCTGGAAATGAACAAAAACCAAATTTTACGGAGAAGTTGGCAAAGTTTCATGGGTGAACCATTAGTAGCAGGAGATTATGAAATACCGTACTTTAGTCTTGTTTCGACAGGGAAAATACCACAGTATGAAGTATGTTCAAAATTAGTCTATAAAGAAGCTATTGATTTAACGAAAATAGATGAAAAACAACAATCAATGAATACATTTTTTAGAGGTGGGTCTATATATTATGTAACAATGCCAAGATTTTCTGCTTCTATTGATGATATTATTTACTACTTAGATAATTTAGTTTATTATAATAATTTTATTCCTGATGTAGTAATTGTTGATTACGCTGATATTCTAAAACCATCGGCCTATACTGAAAGAGATGAATTTCGACATAGAATCAATGACATTTGGATGCGATTAGCAGCACTTGCACAAACAAGAAATATCAATGTTTGGACAGTCACACAGACAAACCGTAGTGGATTAAGTGGAGATATTGAATTAAAAGATATTGCAGAAGAATTTAGAAAAATAGCACACGCATCTATGCTTATTGCATTGAATCAAAATAAAGAAGAAAAGAAACGAAATGTAATACGATTAAAAGCACTTATTAAACGTGATGAACAAGTTTCGGATGAAGATGAAGCTGTTGTTTTACAACAATTGAAATTAGGCAGGTTTTATATCGATAGTAAATCCGTTTCTGAGGTAATTAAGATTGACGAGAATTCATGAAAGTGATATATTTGAAATAATATAGAAGGAGGAATGTATGCAATTTTTCGATCCATCTTTTTCTTTTATCAAACTGATTATTTTAGCATTATTATGTTTTACTATTCTTTATTCTGAAGACCATAATTACTACAAACAAAATTGGGGAGTTGTGGTATTGATTTTTGTGCTAATTTTACTTGCATAAAATCATGGTTACATTTACGGGTGAAGGCCAAAAGAATATTCTCATTGTGGATCATGTTTTATCCACAGATAAACAAGAACAAACGAACAACATTTCTTTCTTAGTAAGAACACTTTCAAAAATAGGCATTGATTTCAATAATGATTGTTATTATGTGACAATCATTACAGAAACATCCGCAACAAAAGAATTGAATGAAAACAGAAATTATCTATTGAAACTGATAAAAGCATTCGCACCAACAAATATTATTCTATTAGGTGAAACACCGTTTGATGTTGTGATTAACTATAAATTATTTGGTAGAATTAAAGGAGTACCGTTTTCCAATTTTATTGGAGAAAGTATTCCTGATTATGATTTAAATGCCTATGTTTTTCCAGTATATCACCCATCAGAATTATTGAAAACAGAAACATATCAAAAGAAACCGTTATACATTCAAGACCCATCTATCTATAATCTATTTCAACAACACCTGCAAAATGCATGTACTGTAAAAACACTGGAAAAATTGGATTATGAACAAAAGTATAAAATAATTACCACAGTAGCAGAAACAATAGAACTTTTAGAAAAAGCCCTTACATGGGATATTGCCACATTCGATTATGAAACAACAGGATTAAAACCATTCAGACAAGGTCATCGAATTTTAGCAATGTCATTGAGTGATGGGAATATAGGGTATGCATTCCCATTTTTTCGCAATGAGAAGTTTTTATTTGCATTAAAAAATTTCCTTCTTTCACCAGTCAAAAAGATTGCTCATGATATTCGTTTCGAAACAATGTGGACATATGGGATATTAGGATATTATCCAAATAATTGGTATTGGGATACTTTATTAGGAAATCATTATCTCCATAATCAACAAACATCACAATTAAAGTTTTTAGTATATACAAAACTTGGAATTCTTTATGATGAAAAAGTCGATGAATATATGTCTGTAAATGAACAAGAAGAAATACAGTATGGAACAAATGCATTTAATAACTTAATACATGCAAATTTCGATTATGTGTTACAATATTGTGCATTGGATTCTTTCTTTACACACCAACTTTTTCTTCAACAAGCACAACAAATTAATACCCCTAAACAAAAAGAAGCATTGAAATTACTTATCGATACTGCTTTTAACTTAGCAAAAATCACATGTAATGGTATTTTTATTGACTTAAATAAATTACAAGAAACAGAAAACATTTTAATAGATAAAAAAGAAACTTTACATAAACAAATTATGGCAGACAAAGTATTAAAACAATGGGATAAAACAACACCGTTTGATTATAATTCAACAAAGCAGCTTTCACACTTATTATTCGATATTTTGAAAATAAAACCAATAAATTTTACCGTAAAAAATAAACCATCTGTAGATAAAGAAAGCTTAGAAAATTATATGGATATTCCTATTGTACAAAAAATAATTGAATACCGCCATATTTCGAAAATTCTTGATACATTTATTGCACAATATAAACGGGAAATAGTCGATGATAAAATTTACCCATTATTTAGTGTCGGTTTTGTGGATACATTTCGGTCATCGAGCCAGGCACCGAATATTCAACAAAACCCCAAACGTGATAAAGATGCAAAAATGTATATTCGATCCTTTATTAAAGCAGGCCCACACACAAAACTAATCGAATATGATTTTAAATCACTTGAGGTTATGATTTCAGCATGTCATAACAAAGACCCAAATTTTATTGAATACGTGACAAACCCACAAAAAGATATGCATAAAGATACAGCAATCGATGTATATTTGTTGGATAAAAATACAATAACAAAAGATATCCGTCAGGTAGTAAAAGGTGATGCTGTATTTGCAATGACGTATGGAAGCTATTATAAATCCATGGCAAAAAATCTATGGAAAGATGCACAAGATTTAAATCTGATAGGACATTTGAAATCCAAAGGAATTACTACTTATCAACAATTCGAAACACATATCCAAAATATTGAAAATAAATTTTGGAATGAACGATTTCCATATTTTAACCAATGGCGAAAAAGGATGTATGAATTCTACAAACAAAATGGATATGTAGAACAATTTACCGGCTTTCGATGTTATGGGCCAATGAAACGAAACAATACTTTTAATTATCCAATACAGGGTGATGCTGCTCATATATTATTTGTTTTAATGAATCATTTACAAAACAAAATAGAAACCTTACATTTGAAATCGAAAATCTTAGCAGAAATACACGATAGTCTATTATTACAGGTATATCCTGATGAAGAAAATCTCATTGATTCCATTATTTATAGATTTATTACCTATAAATTACCTGTATTATGGGATTGGATTATTGTTCCGTTGACAATTGAAAAAGAATGCAGTATATTAGATGGTAATTGGAGTGAAATGACGTCTTGTGGTGTTTTAAAGGAGAACACAGTATGATTATTGGAATTACCGGAAACGCACGACATGGTAAAGATACCTTAGCAAAAACCATCAAAACAAATCTAGAAAAAATAAATCTAAATATTCCTATATCAATAATACATTTATCCGAACCAATGAAGGAAGCTGTACGTATTATTTTCAACTGGAATCAATCACAAATAGAAAATGAAAAAGATCAGATTGATCCACAATGGGGAATTTCACCACGTCAAGCATTACAATCATTAGGAACAGATTGGGGCCAAAAATTATTATGTAAACAGTATGATCTATTTCAAACCACAACAGGACGATTATTGTGGATGAAACGTCTTATCAGTTCCATAAACAATCCAGAAAGCCTTTCTCAAATACATATTATAAGTGATGTCAGATTTTTACATGAAGTGGAATATCTTCGAACAATAAAAAATTCAATGATTATAAAAATAATTCGTTCGAATTATTCTGATTCAGTATCACACCATAGCTCAGAAGAAGAAATCGAGAAAATTCAAGCAGATTATACTATTTTGAATAGTGATACCATAGAAACTCTATCGGATAAAACAAAGTTTTTGATTGACACTATTTATTCCAATCTAAAACCAGAACCAAAATTAACTCTTTATATTTCTGGCCCGATTAGTTCCATGGGTATGAATTGGGAACAAAACTTTATGACAGCAAAAAACTATTTGATATCCAAAGGATATAATGTAATTACCCCACATGAAATTCAAACAGATAATCATTCATGGGAAGGATATATGAGAGCAGATATTAGTCAAATGATGACATGTGATGGAGTGTATATGCTTAAAAATTGGGAACAAAGCAAAGGTGCGCGTATTGAACATTTCCTTGCAGATTCATTAAATATGAAAATTTATTATGAAGGAGAACTATAATGAACGATGAAAAAAATGATGAAAATAAGTTTGATTTTTCATCTATTTTCGAAAAAGCAACAAAAAAAGTAAATTCTGAAATATTACCTAAACAAACTAAAGAAGCAATGCAAAAATTGAAAACACATATTTTTGAAATCTATGATATGAATGCTTTTTTGGAACCAGAAGAATCTATTGCAATTGCATTGGATGTTACCAATGAACATTTGCCAATAGGATTCCGTCATCTCTATACTGTGTGGTATTATATGTGGAAAAAAGAAAAAGAAGCAGCAGAAAAAGAAAAACCAACTGAACAATAAAGGTGGTTCAATATGGGAATCAAATCATATGATTATGATGGCATTGTATATGTAACTTGTTCTCGGTGTAAAATAACCCATGCAGTAGATTTTGAAGGCAATAATTTGATACCATTACACAAAGCAATTAAACAAAGCTTAAAAAATGCTGGATGGAATTTTGCAAATATGTGGTGTCCGGAATGTTATCAAGAAATAAAGAATCAAAAGAAACAGTCATCACCAATCATAGATGATATTAAACAAATAGAAAAAGAAGAATATTGGGATGAATTCAATATAGATAATGAAGAAAACAATACAAACCAAATATTCGACCATATGCTTTCAGACTTAATAGACAAAGGAGGTGATTAGAATGATTACAATAGGACAAAATATTGCTGAAGAAGTAAAAATCAACAAATATAAACTTGATGAAGAACTTCAAGTACAAGCAAGTTTGTATGAATACTATTCTAAACAATTAGCATTAGAAAAAAACAATGCAGATCGTATCAAATTACAATTAGAAATATTGAAAGGTAAAAAAACTATTGACTACAAAAGAAATCCACCGCAAGATATAAAAATAACCGATGCCACCATTGATGCATTGCTTGCAAACGATTCGGATATTATAGAATTAAATAATCAGCTTCTTGCTTGTACTGCGAAAATAAATATTTTATATTCAGCAGTAAATTCTATAAACCAAAAACGAGATGCATTAAAGAATTTAGTACAGTTGACGACTACAAAATACTATGATACACTTAGTGAAGAAATATCTATAGGATTAGATAAGAACGAAAATGAGGAGGAGTAAGATGGGCGAATTTGATGACAGGTATGATGAATCGTATTCGACACGTATGGGAAACATGAAAAAGAGTATTCTGAATTTTTCTAAATTGGAAACTCCAGTTTCATGGTATGTGCCGGTGGAAGGAAACAATGTTATTGATATTGTTCCCTATATCATAAAAACAAATAAACATCCCCTTGTACATAAGGGCAAAAAGAAAATTGGAAGTAAAGATTATGTATTGGATTTGTTTGTCCATGAAAGAATTGGAATACAAAACAATTCTGTTGTGTGTTTGAGAAATTATAATGAACGTTGTCCAATCTGCGAAGCAGCTATGGAATATAGAAACAACGGTAAAATGAATGAGTTTAATACATTAAAGGCAAAACGATATGTTTTTTACAATGTAATAAACAGACAAATAACTCCGCCCCAACTCAAAGTGTTTTCAACAAAATTCGCTCTTTTCGAACGAGAACTCATCGAAGAAGCAAAATCATCTCCAGAAGCAATGGGAAAATATGTTGATTTTGCAAATCCTGAAACAGGAAAAACAATTCGATTCCGGGGTTCCATGGTACAATTGGGGCAAATCAAATATCTCAGTTTCAAAGGATTTCAATTTTTGGATAGAAATTATACTCTTACAAAACTTATCCCACAAGCTATTTCATTCGATGAATATATCGATATTCTTTCATACAATGAAATCCTTGCCATGTTAAATAGTATTGATATGGATGACACGAGTGATATAGAAGAAACAAATGATGAAGCAACCATTGTCCCTAATGTAGAAAATGAAATACCTCCTTTCAATGCCAATGAGAAAGAAATGCCCCCAGCATTCGATAAAGTAGTCGTAGAACAGCATTCAGAGCCTGTTGCTGAACCACAAGAAATTACATGTCCCTATAATCATAAATTTGGGATAGATCATGATAATACACCCGATTGTGACACATGTTTAACTACCCATACAAAAATCTGGAAAAAATGTGCTCAACATTTGCCATTTTAATCATAAATAAATGGAGTAAATATGGACAACAAAGAATTTATAAATATGGATAAGGCATTGACAAATCCCATTCCAAAAGAAAAACAACGATTATATTTTACTACAGGTAGTACATTATTGGACTTGGTAGTAGGTGGTGGAGAAAGAATTAATTTTGGTATGGGATATCAAGCAGGTGATATTGTAAGGGATTGGGGTAATTCTGCGTCATCGAAGACATTCAAACTATGTGAAACTATTGCTGCAAACTATTATAAATATGGTGATAAATTCAAATGGGTTTATGATGATGTAGAACGTGGCAATAAATTCGATTCTGAGAAATTATATGGGTTTCAAATAATACCAGAAAATCCAGAGGAGGTTGTACGATCAATAACTGTCGAAGATTTATTTAATAATGTTAGAAAATTTGCATTGAGTCTAAAACCAGATGAATGTGGTATTTATGGATTGGATTCCCTCGATGCACTTTCTTCACAAGAAATTGAAGAAAGAAAAAACGAACGATATAATAAATTCTTGAAAAAAGAAGAATTCGGTGCCGGTACATATGGAATGGCACAAGCAAGATTTTTGAGCCAGGAATTTTTCCGTGGATTGTCTGTTTTTCTTGCCGATCATAATGTATTACTTTATATTATTAGTCAAGAAAGAGATAATATCAATGCTGGGCCGTATGCAAGTAAAAATAGATTGGCCGGAGGTCGAGCTATTCGTTTTTACGAAACAGTAAGAATTTATAGTAAAATACGAGAAACAATCGAAAAGAAGGGAAGGGCCATTGGGAGTGTTATTGAAGTAACTGCTGAGAAAGTACGGCACCCCAGGCCATTCCGTTCTTGTTTCATTCCAATTTATTTTGATTATGGAATTGATAATATTGGTGGTAACATTGATTTTCTTTATGATTTACGTACAGATAATTTGGGGAAATTGAAAAAGAAAGAAATACTTACATGGGACGGTAAAGAATTTAAACGAGATGAATTGATTGCATATATTGAAGAAAATAAATTAGAAGATATATTGGAAAAAGCTACGATAGATAAATGGGAGGAAATAGAAAATGCCATTGCGATTAAACGTGCTTCTAAATATGGGAGAATCTAATGCCACAAAAAGCACTGCCTCCCCAACCCCCATTTACTATTGCAGAATATGAAAAAAGCACATATTGGAAAAATAAAGCAAAAGAAATCTTAAATAATAAAGATGCTCAATGTGAAACATGTAAACGTAAACGATGGAAATTCGTAAAAAGAAAAAATAAATGGGTTAAAACAAAATGGCGTTTTACCGTCCATCATAAAACATATGATAATGTACCAAACGAAAAACCAGAAGATTTACAAATCCTTTGTTGGAAATGCCATAATCTTTGCCACGACATATTACGTTCAGAACATATTGGGGATATGTATAAAGAATTAGCGGCAGTAGTAAGAAAATATTTTACATATGATGAGACATCTAGTAAAAAATTCAATACAAGGTACTATAAAAAATGAAATTACTTATTTTTGGTGGGACAGGATCATTCGGAAATGCTATGCTTTCTCTTGTAAAAGATAAGTTTGATGAAATTATAGTCTTTAGCAGAGATGAAAAAAAACAATATGATATGCAACAATTCTATAATAAAAATAAAAATATCAGATATATTATTGGAGACATTAGAAATTATGATAGTGTAGAAAATGCATTGAAAGGTGTTGATTATGTGTTTGCTGCTTCAGCAATGAAACAAGTACCAACATGTGAACAATTCCCTTATGAGGCTGTCCAAACAAATATAATTGGAAACAATAATATTCTAAACGCATGTGAAAAAACACATGTAAAAAAAGTAATAATGCTATCCACAGATAAAGCAGTAGCCCCCATAAATGTAATGGGGGCTACTAAAATGATTATGGAAAAACTAACACTTGCAAAAGCACGATCTACATCAACTACTGATTTTATTATTACACGATATGGTAATGTAGCTGGTTCACGGGGGTCAGTTATACCATTATTTTATAAGCAATTACTAAATAAACAACCAATAACTATTACTGACAAACAAATGACACGCTTTATAATGTCATTGGATGATGCAATTCATCTTGTCCTTCATGCATTGAATACTCAATCAAATAATGGGCATATTTATATTTATAAAGCAAAAAAAATCAACATCTATGATTTAGTATTTGAATTAGGGAATTTTTTGAATATTGATATGACATCTTATCCAATTGAATATATTGGGAAAAGGCCCGGTGAAAAAATCCATGAAATTCTTGCAACAACGGAAGAATTATCGTATAGCACTGAAGATGATACATTTATTGATATAAACTTTCAGAATAATCCTAAAACTGTATCAAAACCATACACATCACAAACAGCAGAAACAATTTCCNATNAGGAATTAATAACTATTTTCAATTCATTNCCTTTTATNATGGAGAAAAATATATGANTACNACNCAACATAAAATAGTTGTTTTNGGCTCTCAGGGAATGCTNGGCCATATGGTNTACGATGTGTTGAAAACAAATGANAATAATATTGTATTCCCTCTCACACGNAATGAAATTGATTTCAGAAATTTCAACAAACTAAAAAGATTTCTTTCTATATTACATCCCACAACCATTATTAATTGTGCAGGAATTCTAATCCGACAATCTGAAAATAATCCTGAAGAAGCAAAAATAATCAATACAGACCTTCCTACGATGCTTTCATCGTTTTGTAAAACAAAATCCATTCAATTTATTCACATATCCACCGATTGTGTGTTTAATGGTAATAAATTTAGACATTATACCTTAAATGATATTCAAGATGCTCAAAATGTCTATGGTAAAACAAAAGCAGACGCAGAAAATAATCTATTAAAAAACAAATATGGACTTATTTTACGTACCTCAATTATTGGCCCAGAAATAAAAGAACATGCAACCGGCCTATTCCATTGGGCACTCACAAACACCGCTCCGGAAATAGAAGGATATACCCAAGTATATTGGAACGGTGTGACAACACTCTATCTTGCAAATATCATCCAACAATTATTAGATCATAAAGAAATGCATGGATTATATCATGTAGTTGGTGAAGATACAAGTAAATATACAGTCATAAAAATATTAAAAGGATTATGGAATAAATCATATATAGTAAAACCAAATCGAACAATCAAAAAATATATGTGTTTGACACCAGATATTTTCCAAGTCAAATCACAATTTGAAATGTTGACTGAGCTTTTAGCATATATGCGAAATAATAAATCCAAATATGAAATATATTTTTAAAGGAAAATAAAATGATATGCTATATTCCTGTTGGCGGAGATTTAGATTTAACAGAAGATGCGGTTCGCTCAATCATTCAAGAATATGAAAATAATAATATACCAGGAGAAATCATACTTATAAATAATACCAATACTGTATTAGAATTAAACCAAATCTCAAATTCTTATGAAAGAATTACCATTATGAATCCCCCTGTACCATTACTCCATGGGCAAAGTATTAATTGGATGATTAAAGATACCTATACCAAAGGTAACCCATTTTGTATGTCATTACATAATGATGCCAAATTACAACCAGGCGCATTAAAAGAAATGTTGGAATATTATGAAACAATAAAAGCTACCCAGTGGGGAGCGATTACACTCGGCCGGAATAATGGGGACGCCTTTGTTTTTTGGAATCCGCTTTTTAATTATACTGAAAATGTATGGCACAATCCATTTCTTTTCCCGATGTATTATATGGATAATCATTATTATCGTATAATGACACTTCGTGGATGGAAAATTTATAATACAGAACACGATTTAATTTATCATAGTGGAAGCCATATGATAAAAAATGATCCTGTGTGGAGAAATATAAATAATATTGTTTTTAAATATCATGGACTCATTTACAAAGAAATTTGGGGAGGATACCCTGGCTATGAAACATCCTGTGATTTATATGCACATGGTACTTTACCACCAAAAACAAACATATAAGGAAGTATAACATGGAAAAAAGAATTCGAATTTTGGGTTGGTTCGATAGCCCAACAGTTACCACAGGTTTTGCACAAGTTTCACAAAATATTCTAAAACGATTATATAAAACAGGAATCTATGATATTGATATTGTCGGAATCAATCATGATGGAAACCCTTATAATTATAAAGAATACCCTTATGCAATCTATCCAGCAATATCCCCACTAGCAGAAAATGCAGAATTAAGAAATGATGTCTATGGCTATAATAAAGTACTCAATTTTTTGAATAGTGGAAATTATGATATATTATTTATAATTCAAGATGTTTTTATTGTGAACAACATCATGCCTCAAATTCTTAAAATTCAAAATAATTTACCACGAGAAAAAAAATTCGAAATTATTCATTATTTCCCAGTAGATTCACCACTAAAACCAGAATGGGTAAAAAACGTAATAAATCAAGTTGCATTCCCTGTTACTTATACAAAATATGGCATGCAAGAATGCATCAAACATATACCAACACTTGAAAATAAATTATCATGTATTTATCATGGAATTGATCAAAATGTATTCTATCCACTTTCACCCGAAGAAAAACAAGAAACCAGAAAAACCATTTTTGAAGAACATGCGGATAAATTTATTGTACTCAATGTAAATAGAAATCAAATACGAAAAGATTTACATAAAACATTTGCTGGATTTTCTATTTTCCACCAAAAATATCCAAATACATTCTTATATATCCTTGCACAAACACCGGATGTGGGCGGTGATTTAATTGACATCGCCTCAAAATATAATTTAACATGGGGGACAGATTGGATATGCCCTGCACCACAAACGTATTCTGCTGCACATGGATATCCAACTACTATTGTAAATAAATTATATAATAGCGTTGATTTAGTTGTATCCAGTACATTGGGTGAAGGAATGGGATTGAGTTTATTGGAAGGTATGGCTACCATGACACCTGTTCTTTTCCCCTACAATACCAGTATGATAGAAATAATTGGAGAAAATCAAGAACGTGGATGGCATATTAAATCAGGCAAAGATTTAAATTTCTATGTTTGCTTTGGAGCGTTGGATAATAATCAACTACGGCCCACTATTGATATCTATGATATGGCTGAAAAAATGGAATATATAATGCTCCACCCCGAAGAAGCACGTCAGAAAGCAGAACGAGCATACACTGAAGTATGGAAATGGGATTCTATTGTAGAAAATGAATGGCTACCCATTTTTCAAAAAGCACAGAATAAAGTACAAATTAGAAGGAATCCACCACCACATATGAAACGCAATGATCTTTGCCCATGTGGAAGTGGCTTAAAATGGAAGGACTGCTGCGGAAAATAGCCAAAAATCCGCAACATAATATTGATTTTTTATGAAAGTAGGGGCATAATATTTCTATGATAACATCCATAAAAATTAAAAACTTTCAATCCCACGCAAATACCGCATTAGATTTTTGTCCAAATATCAATAGTTTGGTGGGAGTATCGAATAGTGGGAAAAGTGCAGTTTTAAGGGCAATCAGCTGGGTAGTAAATAATAGACCAGCAGGTGATTCGGTTATTTCTAATTTTATACGAGATGAAAAAGGAAATCCCACTGATTCTTGTGAAGTAACAATCTGTACAGAAAAAGACGTGGTACAACGCATTCGAGATAAAACAACAAATGTCTATATTCTAAATGGAAAAAAATTCGAAGCAATGGGACTTGATGTCCCCAATGAAATTAAAAATGCACTCAATCTTAATGAAATCAATATCCAAACACAGCTTGATACCCCATTTTTACTCTCTGAATCACCAGGAGAAATTGCACGATTCTTTAATAAAATTGTACATTTAGATAAAATAGACAAGTATTTAACAATAGCAGAATCCAAAAAACGTAAAACTAGAGCCGATCTTGATCTCGCAAAAACAAACCATGAAAACTTATCCAATGAATTAAAAAAATATTCTTGGATTCCAAAAGCAACAGAAATGATTGCACAATATAATACTTTAAATAAACAGAACGAAGAATTAAAAACAAAAATAAGTTATTTACAGACCACCATTCATGATTATACAGAATATAAAAAAATATTAAAGAATACAGAAATAGTTTCAAAAGCAGATGCTTTAATTCAACAAATTACTACCCATATTACACAACAAAATCAACTTACAGTACAAATAAAAAAACTTTCAACAGCTATTGATAATTATATTACATATCAAACATTACTTAATAATACCAGTTTTATTCCCACAACAGAAATGATTATCAATACAAAAATAATTCCCAATCTTCAACTTGCAAAAACAAACCAACAGAAAATAGCTTTCCTTAAAAAAACAATTTCTGATTATACCACTGCACAACAAACATTAAAAAATAGTTTCTATATTGAGCAAAGCGAAAAACTACTATCTAAAATTCAAAAACTAACCAATGCAATAAGTACTATCCAAAACCAAAAAACAAAATTAAAAAATACAATTATAAACTATACACAATATAAAAAAGAACAAGCACAACTCACACAATCTTTTGATGAACTAAAAAATATGTTGCCTAATACATGCCCCCTCTGTGGTGCCATACTCACTGATAAACATATTGAGGATTTAGTATGAACTATATTATTACAGCTGATGAACATTTACGAACAGATTTACCACTTTGTCGAACAGACCCAGATTGGATTGAAACACAAAAAACGGTATTACAATTCATTATAAACACATGTAATAAAAAAAACGCAGATTTAATTATTGCAGGAGATTTATTCGATGTTCCTAAAGTATCTCCAATTATTTTGAATATATTTTTAACATCAATAAGACAATTATCAACTACATGCTATGTTATTGCAGGAAACCATTCTTTACTTTGGCANAATCAAGATAATCTAATAGAAAGTACNATTGGNGCTTTAGCCGCNTTACCACCAGAACAATATCATATTAAATATTTACCNTGTAANGATATGTCAGAAAANGGCATATTCGAACACTCAGTACANNTAACAGATGATATTACANTNGTTCATACNCTTACATTNCCTACTGAAAACGATATACCATATGGATTTAAAGCACAAACAGCAAAANGATTACTTGAAAANTATCCAACAAAATATATTATCACCGGTGATAACCATAAACATTTTATCTACAAACAAGATGATAGAATGGTAATAAACCCAGGNTGTACAACAATTCAAACCGCAGATATGATTGATTATGATCCAATTATATATCATTTAACAGATACTGCCATCGAAGAAATCAAATTACCAAATCAAAAAGAATATCTTAATCCTCTCACAAACAACTATTTAAAACAACAGAAAATACTTGATCAGAGAATTCAAATACTTGTTGATGTAATAAAAAAAAAGCTAAATAAACAAACAACACTATCATTTGAAGATGATTTACAAACAGCGTTGCTACACGATACAATTGATGACGAAACACGTGAAATTGTTTACGAAATTAAACAAGAAATAGGAGAAAACGATGAATATTGAAACATTTGAACAAATTAAACAAAAACTTGAACAAGTAAAACAAAAAAGGGCACGTACAGAAGGGGCCATCGAAAATATTGAAAAAGATTGGAAAGAAAATAATATCTCGTCCTTAGATGAAGCTACCAATCTTCTCAAAAACTTAGAAACACAACAATCCGAATTAGAGGAAACATTGGAAACACTTTTTGAGGAATTAAAAAATCTAACAAACTGGAACGCAGTATGAATAACATTTCTTTATTTGAAGCAAAATTAAATCAAGCAATTGGACAACAAACATTACTCATAAATAATATTGAACAACAAAAAACCCTTATTGAAACAACCACTAAAAGATTACAGGCAATAGAAAAGGCCCAAGCACTCATACAAACAGTTGCACAAGAAACACAAAACATGCTTGTGTATCAAATCAATGATATTGTCAATACCGCATTACAAACATGTTTTCCCAATGAATATGAATTTCATATTGAATTTAAAATCCAACGAAATAAAACAGAAGCTAAACTTATTTTTACAAAGAATGGGTATGAAATTAATCCTTTGTTAGCAAGTGGGGGCGGCGTAGTTGATATGGCGGCTTTTGGTTTACGTATTGCGGCATGGTCATTAAGCAACACATCCAATACAATTATCATTGATGAAGGATTTAAATTTCTATCACGTGATTTACAACCAAAAGCTGCCGAAATTTTATCTGAAATAAGTAAAAAATTAAATGTACAAATCATTCAATCAAGCCATTCCTCAGATATCATTGAAAAAAGTGATAAAATATTTACTGTTACATTAATAAATGGTATATCAAAAGTAACAACATCAGTTTAATACTAAACTAATGAGTGGCTTTCTTTGTTGCTTCCTCATACCACCGGCGCGCAGTATTTTCAGATACACCAATAGCCCTACTTACTTTATCTCTATTATGTGTGGGCCATAAATCAAGTAAAATTTTAAGTTGACGCTCTGTTGGTACTTTCCGCCTTCCGCCTATTTTTTGTGGTGGCTCATTGTAGAGCTCTTTCACTAACTCTTCATCAATCTCTACATACTCTCGGCTTTCGCTGCTGCAAACCGAGGTACTAATAAATGAGTCTTCCATGTAAATTCTCCTTTATCTGATATCCAAAATTCTATAAAACCATAACTAACTGTTTTGCTTATTCTCGTACCACCATAATGTGTCCATCCTTGAAGCGCAGGAGTCGTCATTGCAATAAATATATCATCACTTACTACAAAATAAGAATGTATATGTGAACGAATAAATACTTTCGCTTTCGGTTGTAAGCTGCGTTCTGCCCACAAAAGATTCCATACCTTCTCACGTGATAATGTGGGTGGAACGGCACCGGGGGTACTTGTTGAACCAATATGATGTCGAAAATCAATTATACAACCAGCGTGCTCAATCCAGGCATGTGCTTGCAATTCCACGCCCAGCGCGTGTGCAATCGGTTCCTCGAATCGCTCTGAGGTGCCAGTATGACGTGCAGTACCCTCAATAACAGTATAATTATCTGCATCAAATAAACGAATAAAGGTTAGGGCCATTTTACTTTGCTCTAATCTATCAGTAGTAATTAAATCAGTACCTTTATTACTTTCGGCATCTCCATCAATCATATCTCCATTACATATAAGTCTATCAACATGCCCAATTTCTTTTGCTTTACGCTCAAGCCATCGATAGGTGTTCTCTTGCCACTCTCTTGCTTTCGTGCGTTGGTGATTACCACCATCGAACCAANATACTCAGGAGGAGTAACACC